CATCATTCATAATATTGACGAATCTGTGATATTTTTCTAGGTCTATCATTGCATTGGATTCGGGCACACTCATATGTTGCCACTGACATGTACTAAGATTGTCACAAATGCAGCCATGCCTTGAAATGTTCTGGAATATTTGTCGAAAAGTATCAATATCATACTCCATAAGTTGCAAAGACATCTCTTGCAAATTCGCACACATACGCTCGTACTTAATGCTAAAGTTGTCATATATGCTTTGAGTCGAACCCACGACTCTCTGGCATTCTTTTTCAGTCTTAATGCTCTGACTTTCATTTTGATTTTGATTTTTCCCGGGTAATGTTAAGATTCTAGTTCATACCCATAATAACTAGAAAATTTGGAAACCATAGATCACCAACCAAGATCATCTCTAAATAGAGATTTTGAGGAACGCTCTGGTAGGTTACATTAACACCCCACACTCAATGATTTTTAAAGGTTTCAATTAAATCATTGCAGTAAATGGTGTTAATAGCGGATTTTGGTTTAAAGGACATATCTCGCAAAGCCCAAAAGGAAGAAAGAATTTTCACTCTCCATTAGAATTTCTCCAAAATTGATCTTTCAATTCTTCCCATGTTGGAAAAGTACTTTCTTTCACCCAAATATTATATCCGAGTTCAGTAATCATATTTTTCAACAAAGATCTTTTCTCCTCAAAAATATCTTTCCCATAATAGAAGTACTCTCTTACAGCAGAGCCTACAATGTCGATACATTGTTCTTCATTTGCTATGGATTTAGATTCCACCCAAACCATTAGGGACTTTTCAATAGAATCCTCCTCTAAAGGGCACAGGAAAGCCCCAACATCCTCGTCATATCTCCAATATCTTTTCAAAAAAGAGGCTTCTTCGATATTGATATATGGTACACTCTCTGCTTCTTTATCAGCCATTGTATATGTTATACCCATTTTCTCAAATTCTTCTTGTATTGCGGTATGATTATACCAGGGGCATATTTTATTAACATTCAAAATGTTATCATCACCATATGTCATCAAAGCTACATTATCATCAAAAGAGATTTTTGTGTCATTCTGGATTTTATAAAAGACATATCTCATTCGTAAAACATTAACCAAACTGTTAATAATAACAGTTAAGGGATTTCCAGAAGGATTTGATCCATAAAATTGGAATAGATCTCCATTAAAATCAACTAAACTAAAAGCTGTGTCTTGTGCTATTCCATCTATGACCCTGAGTTCACTACTGGTGTAGTTGCCTGATCTTTCGCATAAATCTCTCATTATCTTGAAGGCTGCTTGGATTTCTAATGGACTCATTGTTTTATCAAAGGCTTTATAATCTCCAGCAACAACCCTATCCTTTCCAAATTGTGTAATGTATTGATATATTTCTTGCCATTCTGTTGATTGTGCTATAGTTCCAGGTGCTGATTGAAATAATATGCGATTAGATTGAAGAAGTTTTGTAAAAGTCAAAAGAAATTTCCTAACAACAAAACATGATTCTATGGAAGAACCAGTAAAGACTCTTGTTTTCTTCATTTTAATCTTTTTGAAAGAAACTGGTTCATCTTTCAAATGAGCACAGTAATTTGGATGATTCATTATTCCTTTTTTGTAATTCTTTATCATTAAATCTATCCTATCATGTATTTCTTCAGTGAAATCTACTGGGTTTGGAGCCGACTCCCTTGGTTCCAAATCAAACATGAAATATTTTTTGCTCTTTTTATATGGATTTCCCGCACTAGTGGTTCTCTTCATTTTATCAATAAATCTAACATTGGCATGACCATTTATTGTTGAGAAATCATCCAATGGATGCAATATTGATAGATCTAATTTGCCATCCAAATGTTTCAAAAAATCATCAATACAATAATTGTATAGATTGTGATCTATATCTTGTATTGGTTTTATTAGATCGCTAAGAGCAATTCCATATGGTTCCCAACCAGACATAATTGGGGCTCCATAATTGATTCCATATCCATGCTTT